GGATAATTCAGACACAGCAACAAATTATTCAAACACGCGTATTTTGGGTGATGGTTCAAATGCTAGTTCACAAAGAAGAACAAATAACAATTATATTGTTATAGATGCTCCTAATACTGAATGGAGTTCGTATGTAATTAATTTAATGAATTATTCAAATACAACTACCAATAAAAGTTGTTTAATTCGTTCAGCAAGCACTACTTATGTAACGGCAGTTGTTGGTTTATGGAGAAGCACCTCTACAATTACAAGTATTACTATGACAACAGATGGTGGAAACTTTGTATCAGGCTCAATGTTCACCCTCTACGGCATAAAGGCGGCATAATGGCTAACACATATACGGCAATAGCCACTGTAACTGTGGGTAGTGGTGGGGCTGCTGATATAGAGTTTACTAGCATTCCTGGAACTTATACAGATTTGGCACTAAAGGTATCTGTGCGCGGAAGTAGTAATCTAGCGACTCAACAAATGTATCTTACTTTCAATGGAACTACAACAAATTTTTCTGCTAAGCAAATTTATGGTGATGGCGCTAGTGCTACTAGCGCTACATTGTCCAATTCAGGAGCCGCTATTTCAATTATAAATACTAATACGAGTGCTGCAACTGCTAACACTTTTTCTTCTACTGATATTTATATTCCAAATTATGCAGGTTCTACAAATAAGTCCGTCATCGCAGATAGTGTTACAGAAAATAACGGAGCAACTGCTTTGGCTGGTTTGTCTGCTGGTTTATGGTCAAACTCCGCAGCAATTACCTCACTCAAACTAACACCACAAGACGGTGGAACGACATACCTCCAGCACTCCACAGCCACCCTATACGGAATCAAGAAAAACTAAGAAAGGAAAACAATGCCAACCAAACTAATCGTAGACTGCTCAACTGGAGTAACTACTGAGGTAGAACTAACTGCCGAGGAAGTTGCTCAGCGCGAGGCAGATGCAGTTGCCTTTGCAGAAATAAAAGCGGCAGAGGAAGTAGCAGCACAGGCTAAGGCAGATGCTAAGGCATCAGCACAAGCCAAACTAGCAGCACTTGGTTTGACCGCAGACGAAATCGCGGCACTTAACTAAGTAGAACTAACGCACCCACATCATTCCTACATCTGCAGTAGGGCGTAAGCCTGCCTTTTGCCAACCGCTTTCTATCCACTCATCAGATGTTTCTTGATGCCATATAAGCATTTGATTTGTATTATTTTCTTGCAATAAAAACCAATCTTCCGGTTGCTCTAGGTGATTTACTATGTATTGCAGAGCAATTTGCCTGTATCCAAGAGCATATAAATAATCCATTTGTGCCTCATGCTCTGCCATAGTTTCAAATGTCCATTCCATAGCAAGGGTGTTGTACTTGCGTGTCATGCCGCGTAATACATGCCACTCTGCTCCCTCCACATCAATCTTTATTAAATCGGGTGGCCCAAATTTGTCAGCAAGAGTATCTAGGGTAATAGTTGTTGCTTTTATGGTGCGATATTCTTTGCCACAATAAGGCATCGTTTTATTGGTAAGCCAATCTTTATTCAAAGTGCTTAGTCCATCCTCTACACATTCATAAAACTCAACAAGTTGATAATCTGTATCACTTATTGCATAACGCAAAGGAGTTACACGAGGATTGTAAATAAAGTTTTTTATTAACTGCCCAAACACACGAGGTGCAGGCTCAACAGCGATAACATCATAGCCTTGTTGTAATGCAACTAATGTTGCATCCCCACGATTAGCGCCAATATCAAAGAACAGCACTGAGCCTCCCTAAATTTTCTTCTATAGCCTTTTGGTAATCTATAGGTAACTCCATTTGGCTTAATCTTATAAGCATTTCTTTACTCTCTTGTGGGCGACCCACCCAATAAGCGCTAATGGCTTTTTGGAATTCTAAACAATAACGCCCCGCATACATAACATCTACAGGTAACTCAGGCAGAGTTTCTGTACGCAATCCCATCTCAGCCCATGTATAAGCCTCTTGCCATTGTTGTGCTTTCTCATAAAAACGCGATAGAAGAAAATAACCCTCAGGGCGATAAGGCAAATATGACACAGCCTGTAACAAACAATTGCTTACGGTCCAGGCTCTATCTTTTTGGTCCTCAAAACAATGGGCTAACTTGCATAGGCTTGCATAAACCAGGGATGGGTTTTTGTCATAACCGTATTCTGCAGTTCGTAGGTAGAAAGACACGGCAGAAGCGCTTTGATGTAATTCTTCATATTTAACAGCAACTTTAAAATTAAGTTCAGGGCTAAAAGGCTTGTGTGATAATTCAATAATCAAATCTTCAATGTTCATAAGCCAAAGCCTCCAGTATCAAATCTTCTAGGACAAATTGTGGAACCTGTAAAATGAACGCCGCGTTATCTTGAAAACCAAAACTAACTAATAAATCATCACCCAAACGCGCCGCTCCTACACAAAACTCTACACGGGCATCAAGGAAACTAAAAGATTTACTTAGTCCAATAAAATTCATTTCTTTATCAAAGACTACAACGCGATGTTTATAGATAGCATCTTTTTGTTTTAAGTAATTTTTAAACAAATTAACCTCATGCGTTATAGATATGTAGACATTACCCCAAGGAATTACCTGACTAGAACCACGCTGGTCGGCAGGAGCGGCAGGTGTATGGCGCAAAAACACTTGCTCACATGTGCCTTCTTTTGGGTCTGCATAAACTACTTCAGTAGGCATGGTCCATTTAACAAAGTGAAATGGCTTATCAATAATAGGAACCCAATTTTTTTCACAGTAAGAACTATCAGGCGCAGGAGCAGGAATACGCACACGGCTTACCTCTTTAGCACTCCATGCGTCTTTATCTAGTTCAATCTTGGAATACTCCATGCGCCCTTGTCCATTGGAAGTAGTATCGCGCCGCACTCCTACTAAGTAATAATCCCCTTCCCATTGCACAACGCGGCAATCTTCCTCTCCAACAAACTCCCATATAGGCTCTACATCAAATTCTGATGTGTCTACCTTGGTGTAATCAGTCATAACCAAATCTTTATTTACCCTACAAAGATAATTGGTTGTAATCAATCGCCTATCTTTTTCAGGGTGTAGATATGACAAAGGACCCCAACGGCTAGGAAATCTTTGGGTGTTTTCTGCATGGTAAAGCGTGTAATTAACATGGCGAAGATTTACCAATATGTCGCCATCATCATCTATAAAAATAGAAGGGTTCATAAGCCCTGTACCACTGGTCAAACCATGACTAATAACTAAGGGCGCTAATTTGCCCCCACCTAAAACTGCCTTCTGCACTAGATTCATGGCTTCACCTTATCACTGCAAAGAAGCGCAAAAATGGCTATCATTACAACACGCCCGATTCGCAAGGGGCAACAAAGGGAGATACACATGGGTCTGCGTGACCGTATCGCAAGAGTAATAGCAACAAGTGATGTAGAAAAATCGCCACGATTACCGGCGGGTTCAGTGGCAATGACGGAATCAGAAATGCGTAATCAGGCAGAAGCACTGACTATGCGCCAAACATACGGTAACTCTGTAGCCCTACCACGCGCACCATTTAGCGCCTCTGTTCCTTTTGGTCCTGGTCTACCGATTACTCCAGGCGCAATTAATCCCCTGCAAGACAATGGGCGACCACAACCAAGGCGCTATGAATATCAAGTAGCGCAAAACATAAATGTAACTGAAACACGCCTTGTACCTTTTAAGACATTACGAGCCGCCGCAGACTCTATTGACATTCTCCGTAGATGTATAGAAGTAACTAAGAACAAATTAAACGGTCTTGATTGGGATATTGTTCTAGGCAACGATGCTTCAGAAAAGATTGTTGCAGAATCAGGCGGCGACCATGTACGCGCTATGGCTCGCGCGCGCGAGAAATACACAGAGGAAATAACACGCGTTCGTGAATTTTGGGAATCACCCGATAAAGCAAACGGATTGATTTGGAATGATTGGCTAAACATTGCTCTTGAGGACATTCTTGTAATTGATGCTTGGGCTGTATACCCACAACCAACAGTAGGCGGCGATTTATATGGATTTCAAATACTAGACGGCTCAACTATCAAACCTTTGATTGATGACCGTGGCATGCGCCCAATGCCACCAAACGCGGCGTTCCAACAGATACTTTATGGTTTCCCTCGTTCAGAATTTAGCGCAACAGATGAGGACCCAAAGGCAGACGGCGAATTTACGAGCGACCAACTTGCTTACATGGTCCGTAACCGTAGAAGCATTAGCGTTTATGGATATAGCCCTGTTGAGCGCGCCCTACCATTAGCGGATATTTACTTGCGCCGCCAACAATGGTTAAGAGCCGAATACACAGATGGTGTATTACCTGAATTGATGTTTACAACTGACGAAGATTGGGGCAATAATCCTGACCTACTTAGAGCCTATGAAAACATATTAAATGATGATTTAGCAGGGCAAACAGAACAGCGTAAGCGCGCAAGATTGCTTCCAAAAGGTTTAACACCTGTAGTTAATGATGGTTATGGAGAAAAGTTTAAAGACACACTTGATGATTATTTAATTACATCTATTTGTGGTCACTTTGGCGTACAACCTGCGGAAATTGGTTTTGCACCTAAGGGCGGATTGGGCGGAAAAGGCTTTGAAGAAGGGCGTGCTGAAACCGCAGAAGCAATAGGCGTTGCTCCACTAGCCTCATGGATTC